TTTAGATTATTATATATTATATAATGGGAAAGGTGAAATTATCAATGCTTTAAAATATTTAAAAGAAGTCCTTAAAGGAATGGGTTTAAATGAAAATGCAACTGAATTTGAGAATGAACTTGTAAAGATAAAATTATATCCTAATAAAATAAACCAAGATAAAAAGACTATTTTTATAGATTTGACTAATAAAGAAACTGGTAAAACAATTAGTGGTTCAGTGGATATTGAAAGTTTACCAACGCACTTTAAAAATTATAAATTATTTGAGGCATTGAATAGATTTAAGAAATTAATCTAATTCATTATTTAAAATATAATCAATTAAAACCTCTTCATCTGGTTCTTTACCATTTAAAATGGTATTAATAATTTCTCTTTTTTGTTTTAATACTCTCCACATTAAAGTATTAATGGTATCATTAAATAATTGATAATATACACTGACATTATTTTTCTGTCCTATACGATATGCACGGTCCTCGCACTGTTCTAGACTCCCTGGAATCCATTCTAAGCTATTGAAAATCACTATATTAGCGGAAGTTAATGTAATACCTACCCCAGCAGAAGTAATATTACCAATAAAGACTTTTATTTCTGAATTATTTTGAAATTGGTCAACTGATTTCTGTTTTTCTTTGTCACTCATTTTACCATTATGGCAAACAGCTATTTTACCAAAATGTTCTTTTAATTCATTTAATTCATCAGTAAATGCAGTAAAAATAATAACTTTTTGGTCTTGTTCCATTGCATTTTCAGCGAGCTCAATGGTCTTTGGAATAGTTTGTTCTGCAATAAACTTTCTTAATAATATTAATTCTACTAAATCTCTATCTAAATTACCTCTTTTACCTTCTTTTTTACGTTTTACTAGATATTCTTCCCATAAACTATTATATTCATCTCTTTGTTTATCAGTTAAATCATAATACATAGGGATAATAGTTTTTTCTGGCATATCTAAAACCTCATGTTTTAATCTTCTTAATAATATATTTTTAGTTTTATTATTTAATTCTTCTAGATTTGATGAGCCATTAGTGACCCATCTTTTTTTACGTTTATTTTTATTACCTTTTACTGTTGTCCATGCTAATTTAGCATTACAATAACGTTTAGCATAATGCATCCAATTTTCGGCAATTGGTGATTTAACTAATTTAAGTAAATTAAAGTAATCCATGGGTCTATTAGAAATCGGAGTCCCTGAAAGTAGCCATACATTTGGGTTTCCGAATTTAACACATACCTCAGACATAATTTCACCTCTTATACTATCTTTATTTTTAAGAAAATGTGCTTCATCTATTATAACTAAATCAAAATTTTCTTCTACTAATTTACTTTCAAATACAAATTCATCTTCTGGTATAGTTTCATCTCTTAATGAATGGAAATTTTTAAGAATATCATAATTTACAATTGTAAATCTATTAGATTTCCATTTTCTACCTTCTACAATTGATGTTTCTGGATTAAAACATTGTATTTCTCTTTCCCAATTTATTTTTAATGATGCAGGACATACTACTAATATTTTTTTTGCATTTGATTCTAGTGCTGCAATAGTGGATACAATTGATTTACCTAAACCCATATCGAATGCTAAAATACAATTTTTTCTAGATAATAAGAATTCAATACCTTCTTTTTGGTGGTCAAATAATTTCCTTCCTACCGTTCCATCAGACAATACAAATTTATCCATCTTCTCATATTTTTCAAAATCAACATCTACTTTAATTTCATCAAAATATGGGTCATCAATAACTTGTGTTTTTGGTAGCCAAATCATCTTTAAATTAGATTTGGTTGATAGTTTAGCTGTTACATGGTATGTTGTATCAGTTTCAGCTAAAATTGATTCTATATAAATTTTGGATGGTATGAAATCTAGTGTATGGTCTTTTTGTAATGCTTCACCTAGATATTGAGTGATTTCTACTACTTTTTTAATGGGGGTAGGTTCTTTATCTAAATTATCAATTATATATTTAGTTTGGTTATCAGTTAATGTTATTTTTTTATTTAATAAAAACTGATTTTTTAGTTTGATAATATAGGGGTTTTTCCCTTCGTAATTTTCGAGGGATGTTAGTACTGTTCTACTTCTTAAACTGTTTAAATTAAAAGCCATTTAATATAAATAACTAAAAAGTAAATAAAATCAAGAATAACAAAGTTTATTTAGGGTTATTAGAATATTTATATATAAAAATATGTCTGAGAATAAGAAACGATATCCTATTAATAGAGCTAATTTATTTTTTTCGGAGGATGATTTAAATCTGGAACTATCGATGGCACGAGAATATTTAGAGGCTGACCTTAATATGAAGGTTATATTGTATCGTGTAAACAGACAACAAACATCAGGGGATGACATTTATAATGAGGCGGTAAGAGATAGTATAAGATTTTATCCTCCAGTGGAGATTAATGTCTTATCATTAATTGATAAGCCTGAAAATAAAAATTACAATGATGGTAGATTACGTTATTTACAAGATGGTAAATTAACATTTACTGTTTTTGTAGAGCATTTGAAGGAATTAGATACTGATATCAGTTATGGTGATTATATAGGTTATGTGACTGATGAGACTACTATAAAATATTATACTGTAGTTAATGATGGTGCTATTAACAGTGATAATGAACATACAATATTAGGTGTTAAGGGTGTAGTTAGAACAGTAGAGTGTGCTATAGCGGATGAGAATGAGTTTAATGGTAAATAAAACAAATAAAATTGAAAGGATTTAAGAAAAATATAAAATTAAAGAATCAGAAGATTGGTGATGAGAGAAGACAGGAAATGTTTGATGAAATCGCTGATAAGGGAACTTTTTTACCAAAAGGGGTGATGATTGAGGATTTAGATAAATCATTTATTGAATTTGTGGAGAAGGATTTATCTGTTGTGGTGGAGGGTGAGAAAGTACCAGTAATATTTTTAACATTACAGAGATGGGCTGAATTTTCTAGGACATGGCAACATTCTGATAAATTTAAAAATATAAAAATACCTTTTATTACTATTATAAGAAAACCAGATGTTCAACAAGGAACAAATTATGCTGGATTATGGAATATACCAGGAAAAAGAACTTATAATTATTTAAGAGTACCATCATGGGATGGGAATAGAAAGGGTGTTGATATATATAAAATTCCTCAACCAACGTCTATTGATGTGAATTATGAGGTTAGATTTTTTTGTAATAAAATGAGAGATTTAAATAAGCTCAATCATATTATTCAAGAGACATTTAAATCAAGACAATTTTATATAAATCCAAATGGTCATCCAATGCCAGTAATATTAGAGAGTATTGGTGATGAGAGTCCAATAGAGGATTTCGAGAACAGACGTTATTTTATTCAATTATATGAATTAAAATTAATGGGATATACATTAGATGAGGATGAATTTGAGGTGAAACCAGCTATTAATAGGGTACTTACATTTTTTGAGGTATCTGAAAAGGTAGCTAAACCTATTATTAAAGTTAATGCGGATAAATTTGATAGTTTGGTTACATATACTATTATAGTAAAACCAAATTCGGATAATTCATTTAGTAATACATCAGAATATGATATAAGATTTAATGATATAACTAATCAGGAAAATATTAATTCTATTACATTGTCTGTTGATGGGGTTGTTCAATCACTTCCTTTTACAATAAGAGCTGGTCAGGTTTTAGGCGTTTATGTAAACAAATCAGCTTTAGTAACATCTAAATTTCAATTAAACGGTAATTTATTATGATTTATAATACTGGACATATAGCAAATATTAATAAGACTTTTATTTTAGATGCTATACCTAATACTGCTACAACAACAACATTAAGTGCATGTACAACCATGTTTACTAATTTAGTTGAGAGTTGTAGTGGTAATACTTTTATTAGTCTTGGTACGGATTTGATTACACTATCTAATAATTTAAATGTTAATGGATGGATTACAGGTAATACCTTTTCTGCAATTACAATAAATGCTAATAGTTTTTATAGTGGTAGTACTAATTTATTGGATATAATAAATACAAATGATACTTTTCTTACTGGTGCAACATTTTCAAATAATACACTTTCTTTAAAAAGAAATGATGATGTAACCATATCATTATTAATCAATAATTTTAGTGGATTAACTGTTAATGGAAATAGTTTAATTACGGGTAATACGAATATATCTGGTAACACCTCTATTCAAGGTGATATTATAAGTGGTGGTACCAACTTATTAAATATATTTGCATTAGCTGGTTCAGATACTAATACTTATGTTACTGGTGGTACATTTAATAATAATACTATTACATTAACAAGAAATGATAATGTTAATATAAACATAAGTGGTATCACAGATAATTATACAACTGGTGTAACATTTAATAATAATATTTTATATTTTGATAGGAACGATTCTTTATCTGCATATACAGTAAATTTAAGTTCATTAGCTATTTTAGATGTATATACTACTGGGGTTACATTTAATAATAATATATTAACCACAACTAATAATACTGGTGGTACAATTAATACATTAATAAATAACTTAACTGGATTAACTGTTAATGGTAGTTTATCCGCAAATACTATATATGGTGATGGTTCTAATATCACAGGAATTAATTTTAATCAATTAGCAACAACAGCACATACTCATCAAATATCTGATGTTATAAATTTACAAACATCTTTAAATAATAAATTTGATAAAAGTGGTGGTACAATTAGTGGTGATGTTTTTATAAATGGTAATGTTAGTATATTAGGTACTGCAACCACTATTAACACAACAACATTAAGTGTTCAAGATAATATAATAACATTAAACTCTAATGTTACTGGTGGTACAGAAACTCCTGTATTGAATGCTGGACTTGAAGTAATGAGAGGTTCCGCAACTACAAAGACCTTTCAATGGGATGAATCAAATAAAAGATGGTCATTAGATGATAACACAATTATTAATGGTAATTTAATCACTACTGGCACAACAAATATATCTGGTACAACCTCTATTGGTGGTGACATTATAAGTGGTGGTACAAATCTTAGTACTATATTTAAATCTATTAATAGTTTAGATGTTTATACCACTGGGACAACATTCAATAATAATATTCTTACTTTAGGTAGGAATGATAATGTTTCATTATCTGTTTTAATAAATAATCTATCTGGTTTAACAATTAACGGAAATGAAATTATTAATGGAAATCTTATTACTACTGGTACTACTAACTTTAGCGGCACTTCTAGTTTTGGTAGTGACATTATAAGTGGTGGTACTGATTTAAATAATATATTCAAACCATTAAATGCAATTGATGTATATGTAACTGGAGGTACATATTCTAACAATACATTTACGTTTACAAATAATACTGGTGGTACTTTTAACACTAATTTCGACACGGTTAGTGGATTAACTGTTAATGGTAATACTCTAATTACTGGTAATACTAATATTTCTGGTAACACCTCTATTGAAGGTGATATTATAAGTGGTGGCACCAACTTATTAAATATATTTGCATTAGCTGGTTCAGATACTAATACATATGTTACTGGTGGTACATTTAATAATGATACCATTACATTAACAAGAAATGATAATGTAAACATAAACATAACTGGTATTACG